ATTCCTAGTGCATTAGTCATTGGTTTCCTCAAATAGGTCCATGTTCTTCATTAATTGATCTTCAAAGCGATCCAGTATCTGCTCACTGGTAATCCCTAAGATCTCCAGTAACATATCAGGATCAAACTCCCTTAGGATATTTTCTTTTAACTCTTCAAAGGTGCTAGACATTTCAAATGCTCCAGTAGCTTATCTACAGTACGTAAGGTGAAGTGTGGTATCTTCTCTTTGTCACACCACTGCCCTAAAGTCATCTTAGAGCCCTTACGTAGCTTCTTGTTTGAATCTGAGAATAGGAAGATCAAAGGTCGATCAATCTCGTCTCGTATTGCTTTGTACTTCTGTGTATCTCCAACCCTAAAGAAACCTTTACATTCAATCATAGCTCCTGTACGTTCACATATGAAGTCAGGTATGTACTTCTTATTGATAATGTAAGGTATCCGATAAGGTTCATATAAGAACTTCTCATTAGATACCGCATCACTAAAAGCACTCTCTAGTCCTGACCTAAACTTAGGTCCCGCTGATATCTTCATCAGTTTCCTCCATATCTTTCTTAGTAACATTAAATACCTCGTCAATAGTTAAACGTCTGAAGTCGTCCCAGTTACGCCTCATGTACACCAGATTAAAACAGGTTTCCATATCGTACTCCCAGTCTTCAGTGTCTGTGGCTTCTTTTTGCCATGCTTCAGTAACTATAGCCAGCATAGCATCGCTTGTGTGTGCTTCAGCAAGTAGCTTAGCGGCTGTCTTAGGTCCTACACCTTTGATACCTTTGATGTTGTCTGTGGAGTCACCTGTAAGCATCTGTGTGCATAACTTAAGCCATCCCATGTCATCATCGATGTAGTACACTGGTGTCTTCTTACCGAAGTTATAATGCCACCCAGTAACCATATCAATGTCTTTATCAATATGAGCAATAACAAAAGAATCTTTATCCTCTTCAGCATCTGCCCATATGGATACCACATCATCAGCCTCACAATTGTCTGACTTGAAATGACCTAGCTTGTAAGCATAAGCATCTAGCGCCTTACGCCTCGCTAGGAGGGCTTCATCGGCTGTCTTAGCACTTCGGTGTCCTTTGTAGTCTTCCTCAATATCATATCTAAAGTTACCCTCACCTCTTAAGGCTACGAATACTTCATCACTGTTGGTGTCCCATTGGATATCTTCAATAGCTTTGTCATAAGTCTTCTTAGCTTCTTTAACTGATCGTGACTTATAAGCTATCTTGTATATAATAGAATCAGCATCTATGAAACATTTCTTAAACTTCATTGCTTTTAGCCTCCTGCCTTAAACAGTTGATGGCTAGTGACAGATCCATTTTAAACCATTCATTATTGCGTTCCTCACACAGTATAGTTAATGCCTTGTGTGCCTCTGTTTCTGCTATGTGTCTATTATCTGTGCTGGAACTATAACGTAATGTGTACGAACGTAACGGATCGCCTGTTTGATAACTCTTAAGACGATCCTTAGCATCAATAGCCTTACCTACCTTCAACCATCGAGGCCATGCGTCATTCGTAATGATGTAAACATCGCCTACGGTTGACCTCTTATAGTTAGTAAGGGCGCTAAAGGCGGCGTCATTAAATGACCTGTAATGACCAGCCTTCCAAAGAGGGTGGTGCTTAGGTATGTAGTTACCATCCACGTACATACGCAAGGCATTATTTCGGGGGTTATTGCTAACATGTCGTCTACCGTTCTTACGATATTGTACCCACCAACGCCCACCCTCAAAAACAACCTCTGATTTCAGGTCTTTATTTTCCACTGTTTCCATATCTAACCTCTTTAGTGAGTCTCAGCCCAACTGTCGCCTACGTGATAATCACCAGCTAAGGGACACTTAAGTTTGAAGTGTACACCAGCAGCCTCAATACATGTGGTAGCTAAGTAACCAAACTTGTGTGCCTGATCCTCTCTAACTTCCACTTGAAACTCGTCATGTATGTTACCTACAAACTTATAGTCTATACCCCATAGTATAGCATATTCATCAAGAATACACAAGGCTTTCTTCATTACTAAAGCACCTGCACTCTGGAGTAATGAGTTCAAAGCTGCATGTTCACTTCGTATGAATACCTTACGTCCATCAAGCCCCTTAATGTAGCCTCTTCCTGCCGCTACTGATACGTTCTCCTTAAGAACAGCTAAGGCTGGTGTACCCTCTAGGAACTTAGCTTTGAGCTCTTTGCCTTTCTTACGTCCTCCTCCCGCTATAGAGCCTATCTTCTCGTCACCTGCCCCGTACAAATAAGCGTATATGAAAGTTTTTGCTAAATTACGATTTGCTAATCCAGCAGCCCTCATGTTAGCTGTATGAATATCACCCTCTAATATCTCTCTGGTATAGTTAGGGTCATTCATGTAATGAGCAAGCATTCTCAATTCTAGCCCTGAAGCATCTATACCTACTAGTTTATACTTTGGTGGTACTATCCAACAACCACGACACTCAGGACCATACAAGCTACTAGAGGACGGCACCTGAGCGCAATTAGGCTTACTGTGCGTCATTCGTCCAGTTACTGCACCATTGGTATTAACGTAGCCATGTACCCTCTGTGTGTCCTCGTCTACAGCCTCAAGCCAACTACTGACCTGTGCTATACGTTTCTGTACTAACAGGTAGGAGGCTATCAAGGCAGCTTCAGGAATACCCTTGACATTCTTAAGTATATCCTCAGACACTATAGGCTGTCCAGTTTCCGTGAAGGTCTTAGGTTTCCACCCGAAGTGCTTTAGGTAGCGACCTATCTGCTGTCGTGAGCCTAGGTTAAACACTGGCCAATCAAGTCTGCTGAAGGGGCCGCCTACCGTTGTCCAGTGTTCACCTAGAAACTTCAAACCTACTATGCTTATGGTGCCATCTTTTTTAACCTTTGGTTCAATTTGTTTGATAAAAGTCGGTAACGGTATAAATACTCGCTGTACTTCGTCCTCGAGATCATATGCTTTTTCCTTTAGTTCTGCTATTAAGTCTCTGGCCTTAGGTTGATCTAAGAGCCACCCATTCCTTATTTGTTTTTGTATGATACTTTGGACATCGTGTTCCAATAGGATGCTTTCGCTTCCAAAAGTATCAAGCTCGTGTAACAATCGTTGGTACACCTGTTCATTAACGCAAACGTCTTGCTTACAATACTCCACCATCTCAGGCGTAAGTTTAGACCAATCACTGTAATCACCTTTCGGATACCCAAGTTGTCCTCCCCAATATTCTAGTGAATGTGCTTCCCTCTGTGGATTAGCTAACCTAGACATGACTAGAGTGTCTGTAATCTTACAAGCACTAAAGTCAGTACCTAGGAGCCTCTCACACGCTGGGATATCATAGCCCATAATGTTATGACCGATCACCTCCTCTGCTTTGCTAATGTAATCATTGAAGTCTTTAAATGGACTCTTAAAGACTCTAACGTCGCCAGTGTCTGAGATATCCTTAGTCACTATAACCCACACCTTGGTAGGCTTAAGGCCGTCAGTTTCAATATCGAATATCAATTTCATCTTAAGTTACCTATAAAATATATGTTCTCCTATCTGCACCACTGCTGTCATGTGGTCTGCCCAATAGGGGTGGACGTAAGCCGCATGGTAATGCGTAGCGCCTTCAGTAATATCAATCTTAATATCTGTAAGTATATACTGAGCAAGCACTGTGGCCTCCAGCATAGCCTTACCATCCTGAGGGTGGTCAGAGTGACCATCACAGAACCATGAGTACTGACACTGATTACGTATTGGGTTTTCTTGATCCCATCCATGATACTTAGCTTGGTGTACAACATCACACACGTTGTCAGGGTACCTCTTATCCCTCACACGGTTAATAACGCTTAGCCCTACGGCATACTGCCCTGCTAGGGGCTCTCCCCGTGCCTCGTGGTAGAGGTTGAGAGCCATACACATCACAGCTGCAGTGATCATTAGAAATCCTCCAGATCATTAGCTTTCTTAATTTCAGGTGCCTGTGTAGCTACCAAACGACTTGTATTGTTTTCATAGTACAGCCAGCCAGCTACACCTGTGCGTCCTGTGCGTCTACACTTAACTAGTTGCACCTGAGTACAGTTACGTGCATATTCGTCCTCTGTCATCTTATCACGACTCAATAGGATAGTGTTGAAGGCTATCTGGTTGATTGAACCACTGCCTTTCAAATCATACTCACCTACGTCATGTGCATTCTTAGCGTTGGGTTTACGCATATGACTAACAATGATAATACTAACACCAGTATTCTTAGCTAGCTTTAAGCATTTATCCATAAACTCGTCTATGACTCCGTTGTCATTACTAGTCACAGCTGCCTGTAAAGGATCTAAGATAATTATATCACAATCCATACCTTTAACCAAGTACTGCATCTTAGCAAATAGCTCGTCAGCCTCTAAAGCGCCTTGGTGATCTAGGATATGTAGTTTATCACTATTGGCTAACTCGTTATACTTCTCATGGTACAGGTTGTAATCTCTATCCTCAGTCTTAATATCACTTATGTTAGTGCCCATATACACTGACAATAACTTCTCTACTGTCTCGCCTACATCAGCCTCTAAGAACACACAGCCTATCTTCTTGGCACTTTCGGAATACATGCCGTGAACTAGGTTGTATACCATGGTACTCTTACCAATGCTAGTTAAAGCACCAATCACTGTTACTTCACCTGCTGCTATCCCGCCATTCATCATGGCATTAAGGCTTCCAAAGCTAGCTGGTAGTGGCGTTACTTCTTCTGTGCCACGTTTTAGGAACTTATCCCATACATTATCATCACCAAAGCTGACCACACCTTCAGGTTTAAAGGCCTTAGCATCCCACCAGTACTTGGTGAACTCTCGTACCTTGTTAGCTTTAAGCATGTCCCCTGCGTCCTTTAGAGGCAATGTGCATACCTTAGCCTTGCGTGGACTAAAGAGCGGTAAGACAGCCTCTGCGGCCTTCTGACCTGCTTCGTCATTATCAAAGCATATAATAATGTTATCAAAGGTCTCTAAGTACTCTAAAGAGCTCTTAACGTCTTTAGCTGCACTAGATGCTCCTGACCTAATAGATACCGCAGGCCATTTACCATCAAACATCTCGTTAACTGCCATGGCGTCCAGCTCACCTTCAGTTAGCGTTATGTATTTACCTCCCTCCCTAAATGCTTGTTGACCAAAGAGACCTGCATTGCTTAAGTCTCCAGTACTATAGAATTGTTTATCCTTAACACCTCTTACCTTAGTGCCTACGACCTGTTTACCGTCAGGGCTATGGTATGGGTAATGGTGCCTGTTAATGATACCTGAGGCGTCATGCTCAACTGTTACTCCGTAGCGTTTACATACGTCTAGTGATATACGTCTATCCTGTAACGCTGATAATGTACCTGTCATTTCTAATGGCCTCTGCTTTAGTGTTCTTGTGGTGGGTATGCTATTGTCACCGTGTATATAATGGGCACACTTAAAACATACCGCGTGATTATCTGAGTACCTTGCTAAGGCATCGCTAGAGCCACAGCTAGGGCACGGCTCATGTTTAACAAAGGTACTCTCGACTTGGTTACCATATTTACTCATGCCTGCTGTAAGCTCCTGTGGTGCGTTCTAAGGACACTCAGGCCCTTAGGTATACTAGTGGGTACCTAAGGCCTTTAGAGGCCTTAGGCGGCTTGTGTGGGCCTTAGAACTCTTCATCGTCCTGCGAGGCCATCTCTAGCACTCGAATCTTGTCTAGGTATGGGGTGATACCATGGACAGGGTGTGGTTGTCCCACTGAGTACTGTACACGAACCAAAGAGCCTCGAGGTACTCGCATGGTGATAGGCTCACCATCTAGGTCCACAAGGCCTACTTCGTATTTAGAAGCAAACTTACGTTGCTTAGTGCCTTCGTATTCTCGGAGTTTGACGCCTTGCTCTTCCAGCTTAGCTGCTTCTGTATCGTCTAGAGTCAATACAATTGAGTATTTACCTGTTGACTGACCTTGATACATCTCATGGGCATCCAAATTAGAGAATGCTACTTTACCTGTAATTACTGACATAATGCTACCTTTACTTTAGATTATCTATTATGACCCACAAATAGGTCCCTTCACTACTTAGGTGTCTTAGGTACTTAAGACACTTTACTATTATACTTTAAGTTAATAACCAAAGCAACTACTTAAGACTCTTTAGTGTACTTAAGACTCTTTAGTTTATTCTTTAATTATTAACAAAGTATATTCTTTGCTTCCTTAGGTATATTATACCAAGACTACCAAAGTGTGTCAAGCTTTAATTTAGCATATCGTATTTATAATCCTCTACGCCGCTTTTAAGTTTCTTATGTAGCCAGTAGGGTACCTTTTCGTACTCTCTGTGACCCTGTTCGTCCTCCTCGTAATAGTAAGCATAAAAGTCACCTATGATCACCTCACCTGTGCTATCAAGGTCGTAGGATACCTCTATGTTAAGCTTAATCTCTTCGGTAGCTCCTAAGTCTACCTCTGTGTCATATGTTAATTCTTGAGCCATGGGCTATCCCCTA